ATGTGAAGCCCATTGAAACCCTCAGAAAACATAACTCAATGTCCGGTGCGTTTCCAGAGCCGCCGCCTCAACGCCAACGAGCCAGCCCTCACTCCACCACCGCCCGAAAGCTCGCCTCCGCGACAAACAGTCCGGCCTTCACCTCGCGTCGGCTGACCGTACGCCGGTGGCGGAAATTGACCAGCCGGAACCCGTCCATGGTCTCCGGCAAACCGTGCGCCACCCGCCGGACCTCAGCGACCAGCGCTTCGGCCTCGCGGCGCGACACCGCGCTCCAGGCCTCAAGCGTCAGCAGGATCTCCGCCCCTTCCGCCTCGCCGGTGGAAAAATCCCGCGCCTCGACCAAGCCGACAATCACGGCCGGAAAGCGCTGCGGCCGAACCGTCCGATCGGGGATCCCCTGCGGTCCCAGCACCGCCATCAGATCCGCATCCGCCTTCACCGCCTGTTGAAGCGCCGCCAGCAAGGCATTGACTGCATTGGTCATGTTTCACACTTCCCGTCTTGAATTGCGTTCGACTGTGCGCGCTTCAGGGGCCGCACAGAGTGACAAGACCCCGTTGCCTGCGCCGTCGCTCAACGATCCGAAATGGCTTGTCCGCTCGCCGCGTCACCGCGCCCTGTGTGGTCCCGTTCCACGGACGGGAGATCATTCTCCGCCGATCCACCCTGCTCCGGCCGCCGCGCCAGCCGCTTCCGCAGCGCGCGTCGCAGCAAGTCGCCGAGCAGCATCCCGGTCTCCTCCAGCGCGGCCCCCTCCCGCGCCCGGGTCATCCCGTCACCTCGCGGCAGAGCGCGACCTGAAACCGCCCCGTCTCATCGGGGTCGCGCACGGCCAGGATGTCGAACATGCGCGTCCCCTTGCGAAACCGCTGGCCGGCGACGAGATCGCTCCGTGCCCTGATCGTCACATGATGCGTCACCTCCGACACAAGCCCCGGCCCCTTCTCCGCCTCACCAAAGACCTTCGGTTCGATGAGCGCCCAGACGCGAGCGACTTCAACGAACCCCGCCACCGCCCCGCCCTGGCCGTCCTCAACCGCCTCCGGCCGTTCCAGCACCAGCCGCGCTGTCAGCCGACCGGCATCGATATCCAGAAGCGCCATGGTCAGAGCCCCCGCCGGCAGAAGGGCGCAATCAGCCGGTCATAGCCTGGCGGCACCACCGCAGGCTGGGCCTCGGCCGCAACCACGCCGCGGGTCGCAAACATCGCCGCGACATGCAGCAACATCGCCCGCTTCAGCGTCTCCGGCACATCCGCGCCGCTCTCGCCAAAGCCGGCAGAAAACTCCACCTCGATCCCGTTCATCGCCCGTCCCGGCTCCGGCACCGCGCGCAGCCAGAGCCTTGCCGGACGGGCCTCGCCATCGAGCAGATGCCCGGCAATATCCACCGCCTGCGGCTCACCCTCGCCATCGTAAACCGTCACCGAAGACACTGCCCTGACCGGCCCACGCGGGATCATCGCGATCCCATCCGCCGGCCAGTCGTCGAGACACAGCCTGAAATCCCGCGCCGCCAGAACCAGCCCCGTCTCGCGCTCCAGATGCTCGCGCGCGACGATGGCGAGTGCTGCAAGCAGCGCGTCTTCCTCCTCCGTCTCGAGCCTGAGATGCGCCCTGACCTCGACAAGCGTCAGCGGCTCCACCGCAGGTGAAGTGAGTTCGATGATGGTCATGAGGGTGTCCTACAGTTTGAGAATACGCTGATGTCCTAGGTGACTGCCCCTCATCCGCCCTTCGGGCACCTTCTCCCCGTGAACGGGGAGAAGGAGGCGCCGCCGCCAGCCGCATTCGCTCTTCTCCCCGCCTGCGGGGAGAAGGTGCCGGCAGGCGGATGAGGGGCGAAATGGCAAAGCAAGGGCGGCCACCACCTCACCTCCCCCTTGAGGGGGCAGGTCGCCGCAAAGCGGCGGGTGGGGGTGACCGGGCCCCAGTCCGGCGCGGTTTCACCCCACCCCGGAGCTACGCTCCGACCCTCCCCCTCGAGGGGAGGGTCAAACGCTCACACCCCGAACTTCACCAGCTTGATCGCCTCGAAGTCCTGCACGCCGCCGCCGACGCGCTTGGTCGTGTAGAACAGCACATAAGGCTTGGCCGAATAGGGATCGCGCAGCACCCGCACGCCCACCCGATCGACGACCAGATACCCCGCCCGGAAATCACCAAAGGCGATTGCCGTCGCATTGGCCGCGATGTCAGGCATGTCCTCGGATTCCGCCACCGGGAAGCCCATCAGCGAGGCAGGGTCACCGGCGCGTGCCGGCGGTGCCCAGAGATAGTTGCCGTCGGCATCCTTCAGCTTGCGCACCGCCCCTTGCGTCCGTCGGCTCATCACGAAGCTGCCGTTCTGGCGGTGCCCCGCCTTCAGCGCATAGACCACGTTGATCAGCACGTCGGAGGCCCCGCTTGCCGCGAAGGCCCCGGCCGCGCCGGTGGCAACCGTGCCGATCTTGCCCCATTCCCAGGCGGCGTCGTCGATCTGGTCATAGGCGAGGAACCCCTTCGGCTTCAGCACGCCATCACCCGACACGAAGGCCTCACCCTCCTGTTCGGCGAAGGCGATGTCGACTTCGGCCGCGATCCAGGCCTCGATGTCGACGGCGGCATCGTCGAGCAGCGCCTGCGTTGCCGCCGGCATGGCATAGAGCTCCATGGTCGGGAAGGCGAGTTCGGAGAGTTCCGGCGTGCCGGTCTGGGTCCGCGCTGCAGTCTCGGCCACCCAGCCGCTCGCAAAGCCCGAGGCAGCAAACGGCTTCTTCAGGACCGAACCGGAGACCTGCCGCACGGTCGCGAGCGACCGGATCGGCGAGATGACCCGCAGCCTCCGCCCGATCTCCTCGTCCACCTGCGGCGGCACCAGATAACCGCCATCGCCGGAAACGCCCGCCGACAGCGCCTTCTCGTCGAGATCGCGCAGCGCCTGGTCGTCGCCGCGGCGCACATAGGCCTCGAAGGCCGCCTTGTGTTCGGCAAGCCCCGCCTCGTCGCGGCCGGGCCGTTCCAGCGCCGGACGGCGCTTCTTCAAGACGATCTCGTCGAGCAGCCGGCTCTGCTCGTCGATCGCCTTATTGATGCGCTCCACCTTGTCGCGAGTCACGACATCGCTCGACAGCTTCTCCTCGATCTCGCCCAGCCGCTCGTCATTGGCCTCCTTGAACGCCTCGAAGGCCGTCATGAATTCGGCAAAGGCCGCCGTCACCGTATCGGGCGCCGCCTTTACCTCCGGCGCCAGCCTTGCCGGCCCGCCTTTGCCGCGCCTGCCGCCTGCCCCGCCCGCAGCGGTGGCATTCTTGCCCACCGCCTCCATCATGCCCTCACCTGCCGTCATCGCCTCTTCCATGTCGCTCATCCTTTCATGAAGTGATTGTTCGCCATCGACCGGGCCGCCCGGCGCATCAGCCGGACAAGCTCGGTTTCCCTGTCGCGGTAAAACCGCCTGTGCTTGACATTGGAGACCCTGGCCGTCGGCAGCATGGGAAAGGTCACCACCGAGATCTCCCAGAGATCGGCCTCCAGAATGCGCCGCACGCCGCTCTTGCGATCGCTGCGGGATTTCACCGCCCGAAAGCCGATCGACAGCCCGTCGAGCGCACCCGCTTTCATCAGCGCATGCACCTCGCGGGCACGGGCCACATCGGTGGCAAGCTTGCCCTCGACATAAAGCCCGCGCTCATCCTCGCGGATATCAGTCCAGCGGCCGATCACCTCGGCCGGATCATGCTGGTAGAGCATGCGCACGCCGCCTGCCCCGCGCTTTGCAAGCGACGCGGCAAAGGCCCCCGGCTCGATCGCATCGCGCCCGAGATCCACCTCGCCGAACAGGCTTGCATAACCCGAAAACCGCCCGTCGCCCGCCACGCCCTTCAGCGTCAGCCCGGCAGAACAAAACCGCGGCCTACCCTCCGTTTCCAAAGCCTGCATGGGCCCGTCTCCTCGTGATGTTGATTGTGCTGGCACCCACCTCCCCCTTGAGGGGGGAGGTCGCCGCAAAGCGGCGGGTGGGGGTGATCCCGTTTGGAAGAAAGATGCCCTTGGGATTGCCCCTCATCCCCCTGCCGGGACCTTCTCCCCGAGAACGGGGAGAAGGAGGCAAGACGCCGGCCTCGATGCCCTTCTCCCCGCCTGCGGGGAGAAGGTGGCGGCAGCCGGATGAGGGGCTGTTCTCCATACGGAAGCCGCCATGTCATCGCACCTTCTCCCCCGCCCGGCCGGTCAGCCGCACCAGCAGCCCCAGCCCCCACCAGGCGGTGAAGGAGGCAAGCGTGGCGCCGGCTAGCATCACCTCCGAAGGCGACAGCCGACCCTCCAGACCAAGCCGCGTCGCGCCCCAGACACCCGTCGGGCCGCCGAAGATCAGCCCGCAGGCGACCCCGGTCAGGAAGCGCACCGCCGCCTCGCGGCGATGCTTGGGAAGCAGGTAGACCAGCGAAATCGCGGAGCCCGCGACAGCACCGATCAGACGTGCGGAAGTCACTCCGCCGTCATGGCCGAGATCAGTCATTTGTTCATCTTTCGCGGTTAGCTTCTGGATCGACGCCGGCCGGTACGATCCCGCCCGAAAAGGCTGCGGCCGGCGTCTCTTTTCCCATCATCCGTCGTCTGCGAGGCCCTTCCCGCGTCACCCGATTGTTGAGTCTGGTGAATCGCTTGGCGCCGGGCCTTCACAGACCGATTCAGCTCCTTCAAGCAGAACTGGAAGTGGCCGGTCGTCCCGCCCTTTGCCACAAAACCACAATGCAATCGTCATACGGCTTTCATCCTGCCGGGCGATCAAAGGCATGGGTTCAAGGACATCGGGGGATGGTCATGGTCTATGTCACGCAGGATGTGCGCGCGCCGCGCGGCACCTTCCAGGAAAAACCGCTTCTCATTGCGCTGCTCGTCACGCTGACCTTGTCGGCAATCTTCGTCACCTTCCCGCAGATCGACATCGCCGTCAGCCGATTGTTCTATGTCGAAGGCCGAGGCTTTCCGGCGAGCAAGATGACCGCGCTCAACACCTTCCGCGCCTTCGGCCAGTATTTCCCGCTGACGCTCACCATCGTGCTCGTCTTCGGCCTGGTGCTGAAACTCATCTATCCCTCGCGGCCGTCGCTTTTCCCGCCACGTTTCACGCTCTATTTCGCAAGTCTCTTCCTGCTCGGCCCGGCACTTCTGGTGAACGGCATCTTCAAGCCGATCTTCGACCGTCCGCGCCCGCGCAGCACCATCGACTTCGGCGGAGACGATCTCTTCGTGCATGCCTGGGCCTTCGGCGGCGATTTCTTCGACGATCGTTCCTTCGTCTCGGGCGAGGCCGCGGTCGTCGTCTGCCTCGTCCCGCTCGCCTTCTTCGTGCCTGTTGTCTGGCGGCGCTGCGTCTTCGTGCTGCTCAGCCTGTTTGCCGCGCTGACCGCGCTCAACCGCATCGCGTTTGGCGCGCATTTCCTCTCCGACGTGCTGATCGCCGCCGGTCTCATGGCCATGCTGTCGATCGCGCTCGCCTATGTCTTCTACGGCCGCAAGGGTGCTCAAGCCTGCGACATCAAACTCGAAGCGGAGATGACCGCACTCGGCCATCGCCTGCATACCCTGCGTCGTACCGCGCTCGCTATGATCAGCCGCCGGCTTTCTGTCGCGCCACTGTTGCTCTCGCCGGCGCCGTCAACGGGCGAAAACGACAAGGGCTGAAGGATCTAAACTCGTTAAGCAGCAATAGGCGCAGTGCTGTGCGGCCCGCTCCCTCTCCCCCCATTGTGGGGGAGAAAGCGAAATCGAAGGCTTAGGGGAGCGCAAGCCGCCTAAACTTCAGATTTCGCAAGTGAGGGGATCCGTTCAGTTGCCACTGCGCCCGTGACACCCCACCCTTCCGTCCAGCAGAGTGGCGCGCGCGCCCCAACCCAGGTGCCATCTTTACCGGTCCCCTCACCAACAAAATCTGAAGTTTAGCCCTGATCGCTCTCAAGCCCTCGATTTTGTAACCTCTCCCACAGGGGGGGAGAGGTAAAGAGCCCCTCAATACCCCACCGCCTCCCGCTTCTCCTCGTCCGTCAAAAACGCCGCCGCGCCGACGCGCGCCCAGAGCGCATCCCGTTCCGCTGCCAAGCCCGCCACAGTATCCAGATCCGGCACCAGCCTCACCGCCTCGCCCGTCAGCTCGCCCAGAAACACCGAGAGCGATGCCCCGGTTCGCGTCACGAGCGGCAGCACGGTCAGGCGATAGAAGGCGCGGTTGGCCTCCTGGTAATTGGCATAGGTGTTGTCGCCGGGAATGCCGAGCAGCATGGGCGGCACGCCGAAGGCGAGCGCGATGTCGCGGGCAGCGCCGTTCTTCGCCTCGACGAAATCCATGTCCTTGGGCGACAGCCCCATCGACTTCCAGTCGAGCCCGCCCTCGAGCAGCAGCGGTCGCCCTGCCCGCATCGGGCCGGAATAGCCCTCGTCGAGCTCGGTCTTCAGCCGCTGATACTGGTCGGCGGAGAGATTGCCGCCCTCCTTCGGCTGATAGACCAGCGCACCGGAAGGCCGTGCCGAATTGTCCAAGAGCGCCTTGTTCCAGCGCCCCGCCGCATTGTGCAGATCAAGCGCAACTTGCGCTGCCGCGAGCGGCGCAAAGCCCTCGTGATCGTCGAGCGGGTGAAAGAGTTTGAGATGCAAGAGCCCGTCCAACGCAATCCGCCTGGCCCTGGTGCCGGCGCGATAGTCATAGGCCGACGGCCAGCCATCGGCGCCTGTCACCACGCTCACCCGATCCGGCCGCAGCAGATGCAGCTCCGCCGCCCGCTCCGAACCGCGCCCACCGGCCGCCACTGCCTCCACATAGGCATTGCCCGAAAGCAGCAGCTGCCCGTAGAGCGTTTCCAGAAAATCCGCCCCCGTCATCGCCCCGTTCGGCCTGGCGAGAAGCGTTAGCGCCGGATGCTCCGGCCGCTCCGTCTCCCGCTGATAAGCAAGGAAGGCGATACTCGCGGCCGCCTCCGACACCAGCCGCACGCAGCGATGCGCCACCGGGTTCTTCATGAAGCCCTCGCGCGCCAGCGCCGCATAGGACCTCCCCGTCCACCGGGCCTCGCCTTCGCCGGCAATCAGCGCCAGCGCCGTTCCCGGACGGGGAGTGAGCGCCTTCTCCTCAGGCATGGCGGCTCGATCCCGGGCTTCAGCCCAGGGCAGACGGAAGGGAAGTTTCAT